AAGTGGAAACTTCCAGAGATGATCTACCTCTGGATGAATGGACATCCCCTCAAAAGGGTCTACAACCTCATCATTTAAGGCTGCCTGTATGGATCTAACCATAACAGGATTCTTAGCCTTTCTAGCAGCTTCTAGAGCTGCCTGAAGGCGTTGTTTACGATCATCATCCATCTGTAAAGAAGGCAGAGAATATGTTGGGAAGCTCAGTGCGGATAATCTCCTTCACACCAAGAGCGATCTCCATGTGTTCTTTCTGAGTTCCATTAGCAGATCTCAGATCTACATAATGCAGCCATGAACGAACTGATCCGGCCATATAGAGGCGGCTAGGAGTATTGAGTGGAAGAACACCACGAGCACACTCTTTGGCTACCCCAGAGTCCACAAGATCCCGATAAAGATCCAAAGCATTATCGAAATGAGCATCGATCTGTCGTTGGTAATAGGAGACAACACCTGGATCAAGATCATCAATAGAGTTCTGTCTATTCTTAGTATCTTGACGTCTAAGATCTGGTACTTCTAAACCAGACAAGAAATCAATATCAGCATACCTTTGAGAGAACTCTTGAAAGGAGAAAGATCTATGACGAAGGATCTGAGCAGCAATAGCTCTAGTGGTATTAATCTCAACCACCATATGAGCCATTTCAAAAGGAGACCAATGTCTGTGTTTGATGAGATAACGAATAAGTTTCTCACTCTCAGGATTATCCTGATTAGAAGGGTTAGATACCCTTGCACAGTAAGCAATAATCTCCTCAGCCTTAGGAGTAATAGTAATTAGATTGGTGATAGACATATAGAGGATATGTATATAATAATAGTAATCATAGATATATACTATGTATACTATTATGGATGGTTTGTGATGATTGTGATGTGATCACTTCACCATGTCCCTGGGTCAGGTCCGGTTCACCCCTGCGGGCTTCCCCGTCCTGTCGACGGGAGACCGACTGGGGTGTGTACTACTCTTGTACTATTGACAGGGATCTGGTGTGTTATTTGTGCCCCAGTCGTCAGAGCACGGGACTTTCTCCCTACCAGTCTTGATTTAATTTGGTTGTGTGTATTAAAGCGAGAGGAGGGCTAGCGCCGAAGTTCAGCAAACTAGGTCCCTCCAATCTCACCGCATATCCACACAAGAGAGCACCACTTCTCTTGCTTAGGGGACGCCAATAGAACCTACCAACCCCAAACCTTAGAGCTACCAGTGGTTTTAAGGGATTTGAAGGAATAACCAAGTGCTAGTGCATCTGTGGCTCTATGAGGGTCTGATTCAAAGAGATCCATCATTGCTTTCCACTCTTCGTGTTTTCTAAGAGCTTGGGCTTTGTGAGCACTTTGTGCAAGGCTATCGATAAACCATTGTACTCCCTGACTAAGGGCATCAATTCGGTCATCATGTTTGACAGCGCCCTTTTCTCGGCACATGCGCGACATTTGGTATCCGAGCATGTACTCCAATCGTTTCTCAGGAGGTGCATCAGGATTGCTGGCATAATCATACTCCCAGACCTTAGGGTCAATAATAAGTTTGTGTTGATTCATCACCGGCTCTAGTGTTTCGATGATGCGTTCTTCTTTTCTCACTGTTGCACGAACTTCTTCAGTAGAGAAGGCAGCACCCATCTGTTGGATGTGTCTATTGAAGAGTTCACAAATCATTCCATCACCGAAGTTTGATTCGATGAGGAGACGGCTTGCCCGATACTTTTTACCGAGTCGGACAATGCTAGATAGGGTGCTATCAGAATAACCATCCCTGAAAGCCCGCATATCACGAACAAAGACATAACCATTAGCGCTTGACAGCACCACAGCAACTGTTTCATCTGAGCCACGTCCAGAAGGGTCTACAGAGACGATTGTTTCGTTGTACTCACAAACACCCTCATCAATGAACATCGGCCCGTAGAAGCGATCTCCGGGCAGTCCTACGGGGTTTAAGGACTTGATCATATATCTAGGATCAGCAGACCAGGCATAACGCTCAGCACATTCATCACCTAGGGGTGTGCAAATAAGGTCTTGGAACTTAAGAGGGAACTTCTCAGCATCAGACATACTCGTATCGAGCATGAACTGGAGCATGAAGTTCGACTTACCCATAGCCGACTCCCTCTCCATGAGGTCTAGGTCATTGAAGCGTGTATCTGTAGGTGTCCAGGGATCCTGTCCTCTCTCAATGTCTTCGACCAGCTGCGGTGCGAGTAGTCCCTCATACTTGCTGAGATCTCGTGGATATCGAGCTGGCCACACGAAGGGGCGATATGACCGCTCGGCCAACTTTCTGTAGATGGTGAAAGTCGACTGCGGTGTCCCAAGAAACAAGATCCTGGAGCCCTCATCAGGTGTAAGGATTGATTCACTTTCAGTTACTAGTTGTAGGAGTTTCTCCCGCTGCATATCTGTAGCGGAGTTAGCTGGGACCTCGACGTCATCAAAGATCATCAAGTGGGCACGAGAACCCGTCATCTGGCCTGTGATACCCACACTCTTTACACTGGGAGCCTGGTGGGGTTTGGCGGGGCCTACATCGAAGCTGATGCGGGACCACCGTTGATCTGAGTCTTTTGGACCGAGGAAGTTTAGCCATGAGATGTCAATGATTAGTTTCTGACAAAAGATAGAAAAGTTGTCTGCGCGTTCTTTAGATGCAGATATAACCATAATCTTTTTGTCTGGATCATTGAATAGGACCCACAGCACAAAGGCTGCTGTAATCCATGATTTCCCCACACCGCGAAAAGCTGCGATTTGCAAGCGTTTTGGGCCATGCTGGAGATAGTCAGCAATAGCCAACTGTGCCCGTGTGGGTTTTGGTAGATTTAGCTCTACCCAGACAAGAGTGAGGAAGACCTTAAAGTCTTCCCTCATCTTTTTTTCTAAGTCCTCTAGCGATAAGTTCGAGTTCTTCGATGGTTGCGTCATTCTTAATAGTATTAGCGCGATATGAGATCACCCACACATTGCCTTTTATATAGCCCTGAGAGCTGTCTATACGGTCAATGGTAGGAGAGTTAGGCCCAACGCTTCCAGAGCCCTTGTAGAGGCTTATACCAAGCAATGGACAAGTGTCTGGGATAACAATGTCATCCAGTTCAATGTTATGCTCGAACCCTTTCTTTCGGGCTCGGCTTCTAGAACGGAACAAAAGTTCCGCTTCAGTGGAGTGGGCACGACCGTGAGTTTTTAAGTGTGATCCACGGGCGCAGCCACAAGAGGACTGCCCTCTCTTTACTGAATCATCTCTGATAACTTTCTCGTTATCACAGTGGCATCTATAAAGTGAGTATCTATGACAGCCTCTCTTCTCCACCTCTTTGAGGTGTTTCAGCATAATAAAAAGAGGGGCCGAAGCCCCATATCCATCAGTTAAGAGTTGAGGATGCGTAGCCGAAGCTGTTATCGGTTACAGCCCGATCAATGTCCCAGAGGATACGCATAATCTCGATCAGCTCATTGGCGGCCTGATCTCCAGAGACGTTACCTGTAGCAATCACCACAACATCTCCAAAGGGTGTATCAAACGGACGGAACCGAGGCTCATGACGTACATGATCGATTGTTGTGATGTAGCCGGTGTAATCCTCCTCAAGGAAGCGGATGATCATATTGACGGTATAAGGGGTGATGACTGCATAGCCATCAGACAGGATCACCTTATCTCCAAAGGAAGGGGTGCTAATGTCCCCACCAATGACATTCTTTTCAAATAACTGGAGCTGTTTAGGGTAAGTAGCCATAATTTAAGCTGCTATAAATGTATGAAAATCAGCCAAAGACATAGAGCCCTTGGCCTGGTTACAGGGTCGACACGCGGTAGTTACATTATTTGCATCCCACCGCGCCCCACCTTTGCAGCGAGGAACAATGTGATCTAGGGTTAAGTTGTCAGTAGCCCCACAATATGTGCAGGTGTATTGATCCCGAGCCAAGATATTTTCCCTCCACATACGCTTCGCATCAGAAGCGCGGAAGGTGAGAAGATCGTGCATGAGGCTTCGGGGGCTGTCCATCGGTGGCTCATTTAGTGAGGTGGTTTACTTTTTGTATTTGCTTTTACCGTTACGGCCATTACGCCGACGGTTGGTTGACGCCTTTTCAAGTACGGTCTTACCGTTCTTCTTATGGCTGACGTCCTTACCATCACCATTGCCGTAGGTACCACGACGACGGTTCTCTTTATTTAGGGCAGCCCGACGCTTCTTCTGCGCAGGCTTCCTGTTGTATTTTTTTTGGGCACGCAAGCGTGCTGGTGATGACTTAGCCATTTACCTCATCGAAAGTCAGCTCTGGGATCAGGCCAGCGAGGCCAGCGAGGGGAGAACCCTGCACAGCAACGCCGGTGATATCGTTCTTTGCTAGCCAATCAATGGCAGCACGTAGGTCAGCCGTGGTGGCTTCCCCAGACTTGATCCGGGCAATAATTTCGTTGGTGAGTAGAGCATGAAGCTCTTCAAAGGCATCTTCGCTGGCTCGTTTCATATCAACCCCGACGACGACGAACAGGAGACTTTCCAACTCGTGCAAGCTGATCAACCAGAAGGGCTACTACACCATTCTGCTTAAGCTTAGATGCACCAATAAGCTCCGACAAAACAAAGGCCAGAGCAGCCAAGACCTCAGCAGAGATCTTGACACCTAGAATTTCAATCATGATGGTAGATGATATGGGATAGTTTGTGAGCTAAGGCTGCATAGACATTTTTATATCCAGGCATACGCCTGCTACCGGGTTCATGTTCAAACACAACAACACCCCAAGCATCATTCTCAGCAAAGATTGGACAAGCCAATAACTTCTTACCGGGACGATCTATACAGGTGCATGTACCTAACACCATCTCCCCTACAGAGTCAGAATCAGAAACGATCCAATAACCAAGGGGAAGTGGATTAACATGATGCCCAGCATGTGCAACAGGTATGAGTGATCTTGCGTCGGGCCAGCTATAAAGCCAGATAGACCGCAAACCGGAGTCTGCAACCTTTAACCCGTCAAGATACCGTTGTACCTGCTTAGCAATATCCCCCTCCATAATGGCGGTGTGAAGAGGGAGATCCTCCCAGCTACTTCTTTCTAAGCGCTGGTATGCGTTGAAGCCATAGGCTCCAATAGAAGCAACTAGGAGTGTGGATAAAGTCTTACGAAAGAAACAACCCCAGGTTTTTCCAGGGCTGACCATCGACGCGATTAGGTCGATAACTTTATCCATAATTGTTTTCAGATCAGATCAGAACATCTCTGCAGATCTTGTATTTAGCTTTACGATCTTCGTAGCCGTTCCAACCACCGTTAATTCGGTAGCAGACGTCATCGAATCCTTTAGTCTTAGCAACTGTAAGGAGGTCGTTATCAGTAATCCAACCTTCTGCAGAGCGGAAGGGGTAAGTCTTGGCGACATAATCGACGCCCTTCATTACCCGTGGATCAGCGAGAGTCTGACTGCATCTCTGGTAGTTGTATCTACCTGTGAGCTGCAAAACGCCGGCCCCCTTGTAGCGGGGTCCGTCACCTGGCTGAGTGTTACCGAGATCGGCACGACCCTCATACGCCCAGCCATCTGCAATCTCTTGCATATACTTAAGATTGCAAGTCTCATGTAAGATGTTTGCCATCAACATAGCTGCTAGCTCCGGGTCATATCCAAAGCCAGTAATTTCGAATAGATTTGTGCAATCGTCTGCCTCTACTTGCGTGAAGAGGTTGGCTGCATAGCCAGTAAGTTTAGAAAAGGTATCTCTAGTGAATTCAATATAATCACCAGAGACCGTAGGAGGCTCCTGAGAGCCCCTGTAAGCCCTCTTAAACTCTTCTAAGGTAGTAGCAGATAGCTCAGCCTCTAAAGCTTCCCAGGCTGCAATCTGGTGGGGCTCAGCTTTATAGTATTTAGCAGCATCGGTGAGGAATGTCATAATTTAACTAACCTGAATAGAACCGGCATTATCGACAGTGAGTGTGTATATGGTTCCATCAGGAGACATCAATTTAATTCCATCACCCGCATTGTTGAAGCGTAGATCTCCATAAAGACGTGTCTCAAGGGTAGATGTATCAACACGCAAGGCATTACTGCTATTGGCTGTGAGAGCTAGATAACCTGGCTCAACAACCAAGCCATCACCGTTTACGGTGTATCTAATCCTCTCACCCTCAGTTTTAACTGCAAGGGTGCTGGCATTAGCTTTGGTACTAGTGTCATTAGAAGGGTTAGTACATTGATCACGGCCAACACGTTCAATCTGATAGCCTTTTGCTCCCTGCTGAATGTCAACACCATAGGTGAAGAAAGACCCATTACTACGCAATTCAGCGCCATCAACCTTACAGTACGTACTAGTCTGAGAAATAGTTACGCCAAACGCATAAACATTGATGTATCTGTTGTTTAGGAGCAGGTTGTTTCTACCATTAACATAGACACCTTTAACTAGAGTATCAGCAGTTACTCCGTCTAGGATTTCACCTTTTGTGGTTGATACTCCACCAGGTTGATTTATAGGCCCTCTGACAGCGCAACCAATCATCGTATGGTTGTCACCATTAAGGCGCACAACATGATCAGAGGCTGGCATGCTATGAATGGCCTTAAACCCACCACAGAAGAAATATTCACAATTAAGCTGGATTATTCTATAGGCAGATAATTCGGAATCATTAGGATTGCCAGCCATAACAGCTGCACCATCACAGCGAGCAACACGGCAGGTATCCATTGTGATGATCCCACACTCTGCGTTAGCACTGTTTTGACCCTTACTGAATAAGAAACCAAGCCCCTTACACTTTTCAACACTTACCTGTGAATAAACCGAAGACACGGAATTTCCATAGGTGTAAACACCAATACCAGGCTCACGATAGATGCTTACACGCTCTAATCGTGTGGCAATGCCGTTACCAATACCAATTGCAGCCTTGTCACCACTTTGGCTACCACCAACATCATCATAGCGACTAGTCGATCCATAAAGTTCGATGGATTTAAGGACAAAACGCTCACCCGTGCAGTTAATACCAAACCCATCAAAATCCAGAAATAGTCGGCTGCAGGGAGCCCCAGCCGAAAGGAGAGAGCTACCAATCCCTTCACCCTCAATAGTGATACCGTTACCTGAAACTAAAAGAGGTTCTTTGATTAAGTAAGTACCATAAGGTACCCATATCTTCTTAGGACCATCTTGGGTTGATGCTGCAGCAATAGCAGCCTTAAAAGCATTAGTGTCGTTGGCCACACCATCACCAACTGCACCAAAGTCCTTAACATTGAGAGCGGTAGGGACACCAGCAATATTCCCATCAACCTGTAGATCACCAGCAAAGTATGCCCCACCCGCTTGGTTTATCCAACACTTATCTACAAGCGTTTCCCCTACAGAACTTCTAAAGACCTTATAGTTAGGGTTGCCACCACTATCAAATGGATAGATCCAATAATAACCTGCCTCGCCACTATCCTCCGTATAATTATTTTCAATCAGGACAGTAAATGCCGATCTACCAGAAGCAGATTTGGACATAACGCCGACAGACATATCTCTGCCAGCGATAGTCGTTGTTGGAGTACCCCCAGGCCTTACGACAAGTTTTCCCTCGGGTCCAGTTGTCCCAATACCAACGTTACCCTCGAAAACGTTCGGTGAGTCTCCTGCGGCGAAGAAGTTGTAGTTACCTGTTCCACCAATATTGGAAAAGAACCCGTAATTGGTAGTAGCTCCGGCACCTGTAGAATTGTTGGCATAAAAATGCCGACCATCTGCGGTCCCTGTTACTGCAACAATGCCACCCGTTACACCGACGCCAGCTTCGTGGGTGGTGAGCTTTTCAAAAGTAATCGCACCAGCAGCGGTGTCATCTGTAACAGAACTGAGAGCACCTTCTGCCGTAGTCAGAGCTTGAGCTGCATCAGCTTTAGCCTCATTAGCCGTATCTACAACAGTAGACACTAAGGCGGCATCATCTGCGGCTTGCTGGGCTAAGGCTGCTGCCTCAGCTGCCTCACTTTGAGCTGCATCAGCTGAAGCCTGAGCTGCAGAAGCCGAATCAGCTGCATTAGAAGCATCTGTAGAGGCTTGATCTGCAGCATCTTGAGCTTGATTTGCCTTTGATAGTGCTGAATCGGCAGTGCTTTGAGCTGCATTAGCCGAAGAAACAGCTATATCTGATTTATCAGATGCTTCGTTAGCAGTATTCTCTGCACGCTGAGCCGTCGCTAGTGCCTCATCTGCCGTATCTAAAGAAGCATCTGCGTTGTTATCTAGCTCTTCAACGATATAAAGAGTCTGGGTAAAATTGTCATTAAGGTCCCTAGCCCGGATAGCAGATCCGGGATAAAAGGTGTTGACTAGGGAATCACTTTCAGTATCCCGATAGATGACAATCTGTACCCCATTAGCAGGAGCTGTATTGAAGCTAATAGTTGTCGCGTTGGCAAATGTATATTCAGTTGTGTTAACAGCATCAAGGGTTACCTTGACATCTTCTTCATTGATATAGGGGAATGTAAACGAGAAAAGCTTTGTTGAGCCATTTCCCGTATATTTGTTTTGTGTGTTTGCCATTTAGTACTCTAGAATAAACTCTAGTTGTTTTTGAATCTTCTGTGGAGGCTCTTGGTTGTAACGTCCTTGTTTAACAAGGTTTCTTTCAACTTGATTCAGATCGACCTTGTCAGCAAAAGTTGGATTCTCAGCTAGCATTGCTGCTCTGGCTTTACGTTTGGCTGTACGGAGCTTGGTATGAATCAGATCGAGCCACTTTGGTGCAGGATCTTGGCCTTTGCCAGATTCCTTCCACGCCTCAACATCTGCTTGAAACTTCTCACCAGCCAGAAGGGATTTGAGTTCTTTACCAATGCCAGTATCAGCTAAATATTGGTTGAACTGCTGCTTTTCACGGGCAGTCAGATCAATACCTTTAAAGGTATCAGAGAAGGAGAGGGTTACATCTACACCAAGCTCACCTAGTTGCTTAGCAACAGAGTCAGGGTTGTCGTTAGTGACGTCAAAGGGCGTCAGAACATTCCAGATGTTATTGACATAGTCCCCATACTGCATTGGCTTGTTCTCCAGGATGTCCACACGATCAACACCGAAGATGCGCTGAGTGGTGGGGAGAGCACGAGCCATCTCCTGCTGCCATACATTGTCAAACTCCTGCTTACCGGGTTGCAGCAGACGGCTCAGTTGGGCACGAGCACCTGAGAATGGAAGGATCAGGGTGTTACCAGTTTGAGCGATCTTTCTTTGGGCCAGTTGACCCCAACGGGGGTCACGGATGTTAAGCAGAGCAGCTGTGTCGATCATCCCTTGGAAGTAGGACTTCTCAACGGTTGCAGCAGACATGGAATAGGCAAACTGAGCAAAGCTTCTGTCATAAGCAGATTGGTTACCAGCGGCAGCCATCTGCATCAGGTCTACAGAGGCAGATAAGATCGTATTGAGGGGTTCAATCGTCTCGTAAGACACCCACCCGAAGGGAGTTTTGATTGAATTGGGCTGGTTATTCTTCAGCCACAACTCACGCTTTTGCTTATCAGCAGGTCCTTTACCAGTAACTACACCACCAGCAGCTAGACCCACAGCAGTACCCAGAGTCATGTAGCCAATGGCTTCACGTCCCTTGTACATAGCGATCTTCTCGACATCACCTGCGTCGATTGCATCTTGGAAGTCCTTGATGAATCGTTGGTGGACGCCGGGAATATAACTAGCCGTCTGACGCATGATGTTGATAGGCGTCTTGACGAATGGGAACATCAACTTCACCACTGGATTGGTATTGCTGAGGTCCTGAAGGGTCTTACCAAAGCCCTGGAGGTCTTCCTGGAAGGTGACTTCCTTAGCAGTGTCAAGAAGACGTTGATCAAGGAGGTTTCCTTCACCGTCGATCTTCAGTTCAACCAACTTGGCGTAGCGCTTCTCGTCAACCTTGAAGCCTTGGCCCTTCTCGAAGCTGTTCCGCATTGCATCCTTCTTCAGCTCCATACGAGCAATGAGGGTACGGGCAGCATCATCCGCAGCTTGTAGGCCACGGGTAGGCATACGGACAAAAGGACTGTTAAATACTGAGTAATACATATCGACTAGCTCAGCAGCACCACGCTCACCTTGAGTCTTGGCAGATGCTTTCATGTTTTCGACCAACATGCGACCAGTACCGGGCTGTCCACCTTCAAAACGGACAACTTGACTGGTATCTTCTGCAGACCTAGCGAATGACTTCCTAAAGATGTCGAATGCTTCACCATGCATCTCCCAGAGGCCGTGATATGCAGCCATTTGGATACGAGCTTCGGTGAAGTTACCCTGAGCAGCGAAGCCAATTGCTTGTGTTGCAGGGCGGAGAAGAAGGTTGAACTCGTTACCGACTAAGTTGCGGAGCTGTGACTGAGTAGCTGACAGGTATCCGTTATACATAGCGGTCCGAAGTGCAGCTGCGCCTACGGTGCGCCACTTCTTCCAGAAGGACATGATCTTCTCAGGGTTGCCATCAGCCAGAACGACAGCATCAGCCAGAGTTCGGAACTCTTGCTTAGCCTTCGGATCACCATCAGCCAGAGCTTCACGCAGTTTGGTAATGGTTTCGTCTGATTTGACTTGCTTCAGTGCAGCATCACCATCTCCTTCACCCAAGATCTTGCGGATATTGAACTTAGAAGAGTTACGGCGTTGCAGTTGGGAGCCTGCCTTATAGCTGGCCTCGATATTCATCTTCGAGAGCACTTCCATCCGATCCAAGAGCATCTCTGCTTGGCGATAAGAATCACCATTGACAGCATCAACCTCTTGCATCTGTCGAGCAAGATCAGAGATCTGGTTAGCAGTATCCTTAGCCAGGACACGCACAGCCAAAGCACCTTCATCGGTCATGTACTGCTTAACAACAGTGCCATCAGCCTTCTGGAGGAGTTGTGTCAGAGAGCTGAAGTCATTAGCACCACGGCTACTTTCTAGGAAGTCATTGAGAATAGGAATAGACTCTAGAATCCACTCCTGTTTGCCATTGTTAGCGGCCCGAAGCTTGTCGTAGATAGCATCTACATCAAGGTTGTCTGCAACAGCCTTTACAACGCCTTGTAGGGCAGTCTCAGCATCAGGTGATGCAAGGATTCCACGGAATGTTTCATCCGTTGCCATGCGACGAGCATTGGTAGAACCTGCTGCATCGATGAGTGATGTTGCTGCTTCTGTGGGTGTAGTGCCTGAGGTGATAGCAGCACGCTCATTGGGTTCGTAGAGGTTGGTCTCTACAGACTGAGCGTTGTTATCAGTACTTTCTTTAAGGCGACTACGGACATTGGGATCAAAGTTGATATTACCTTTCTTGATCAGAATGCCAGCTTGACGAGTCTCACCAGTGACGGAATCCACATCCAGCTTGTACTGGAAAGCGGAGTCCATAGCCTCATCAACTTGCTCCTGAATAGGACGGGAGAAGTCAAGGGGTTGGAGGATCTTACGACCATCAGGCTTATACTTGACGATGCCATACATCTTGCCTGTTTCATCAGGCTCAGACAATCCAGAGCGTTGATAGAGGCGCTCACGGACGTTGCTTTCGGCGTCTTCACCGCCACCCTGACGCTTCTGAGCTTCAGAGATCCCCTTATTGCCAAAGCCATCATCAGCAGCTTCAGCTTGGATGATCGTGCCGGGCTTTTGCTCCTTAGCAACTTCACCAAACTGCTTATAGAGCTTGATTCCGTGGGTACCTAGGTTTTCTTCTTTAACCCCGAAGCCATCCTTACGCATACCTTCGGCCCAGTCTGACTTCTGAGCATCATTCAGCTCAGACCATTCAGGCTCGCCTTCAGTACGTTGACGGGTGTAATCAGCCTCGACGAGCTTCTGAACTTCAGGACTCTGAGCATCGAGTCTTGTCTCAGCAGTCTGAATATCCCAGTCGATGCGAATGATGTTCTGGTTCTGTAGCTCCTGACCAAGACGTACACGGGCATCAGACACCTTACGAAGGTTGGCTTGGGCCTCCTCAGACAACATGCTGAGGTCAGTTGTTGATGGCTCAGGAGATGCAATCTCAGCGGGGTCAACCTTCCGGGCCATCCAATCAATGGAAGATCCATTAGGCAGTTCTTTTGTATAGACAGCCTCCCCAACAGCCTCCATAGAGACTTCAGGATCAGCCTCTCTGAGGATGTTCTTAGTACTGCTGAACTTATCTACCTCGTAGTGCTTAAACAGGGACTGCAGCTCGTAAGAATCAAGCTCCTTGATACGGGAGAAATCACCATCAGTGACCTCAACGAATACATCGTATGCACCAAGCTGTTTAGTTGGCTTAGTGGAAGTGATACCCAAATCAAGTTCACCTTGGAGATATTTCTCCATTGCTTCCTTAACCTGCTCACGGGATCCCCCTGCAGCCTTGGCCTTTTTACCAGCACGAACAGCACCGATGAATTCACCAATGCCATCTACAGCAATGCCGAAGATGCCGCCTTCGGCCATGTTCTTCAGCTTGCGGGTCCAGACGTTGTCATCGTCATCGTGAGCCAGAGCCATGAGGAAGGTGTCCTCAAGATCTGGATTCATCTCACCCAGCAGGTTGCTGAGGTTGCCATCACCTTCTTCCATAATGAAGTCAGCAACAGCACCACGAGCTGTCTCAGTAGCGAGGCGAGAGGCGACAGAAGCACCACCACCAACTTTCACACCAGCAGCACCAGCACCCCGCATGAGGCCAAGCATGGTGATTGTGGATCGACCAAACTCACCAATGGCGGTCTTGTTCTCTGCAATGCCTAGGTTGAAGGTTGCTTCCTGCCCCATGATCTGCTGAGCAAATCGGATAGGTTGCTCAATCACACCGGCATAACCACCCTCAAGAGCCCTTTCGGTCTCATCAAGGACAGCAGTGACAGGGTTAGCTTCACGCTCTTCTTCGCGCTTGGCATTTGCCTCACGCATACCCTCACGAATCTCTTCGTAGGTTTTCTGATCGCCCTGGAAGACGTTATCTACCAAGTCAGTAACACGGCCAACAGCAGCGCCAGTGAGCTGATCCATCCACCCCTCTTGGGGTTGCTCTTCAGCAGGTGCCTCTGCTTCAGTAGCAGGGGCTGGTTGTTCTTGTTCTTGTTGTACTTGAGCAGCTTGATCACGTTGCTGCCTAAGCATCTCATCTAGTTCTTCTTCGTCCTTTTCAGGATCAGAGGCAAAACTACCCGCAGGCGTGATGTCCTCTCCCGGGAACTGGTCAAAATACTCCATTAGTTGTAGTTAATGATGAAAACTATTTGCAGGGCATGGCGTACCACACCCCACAACACATTAAATTAATGATTTACTATAGAGTTGTCGGGAATACTGGAAACGTGCTCCCTCATGTCCATAGCCCCAATATTGATACGATGCTCGCCTTAGCTGTGCATCAGTAGCAAGTGGGTTCATGAATACCCTATACGCTGATTTATAGCTTGTTTGCATCTCCCACATCATTGCTCGAAGCTGTTCTGTGTGAGTTGCCTTAGAAATATCTTTACCTAGGTATGCTTCGATCTTCCCGAGACGGGCTGGATCGTTAGCCCAGGACGCCCAAGACACAAGACCGCCATTTCGGCTAGTCCCATCTCCCATGACTTGCCCCCAGTCGCGCATTCCATTCCAACCAGATTCTTGTTGGATATTTCCAGCGAGATAAGCAGCACCCTTGGTAGGCACACCCATTTGTTGGAGGACAGCCGCTCCTTGTTCCATGTTTGTAGGTTCGAGGCTTGCACCATTCAGACCAGTCTTCTGTATCTGGCTGGGTGGTTGTTGTGTCGGCAACGCACCTAACTCTTTTCCTATGCCCCGAGCCTGCTCTCGCACCAGATAAGCTGGTGTGACACCTAGGGCAGTTGCTTTACTAACAATAGAAGGAGGGAAAGCTTGGCCAGAGACGTAAGCTTTTGCACCAGCAAGTTTCTCCTGTCTAGTAAGAATTGAATCTCCTGCATAATTTATAGATGTACCAGAGTTAGCAACAGCTGCTAACTTCTGTGGCGATAGTTGTGAATAGTTGAATGCCTGATAGGGAGAGCCGTCAGGGTTCTTGATATACGCACTACTGAATCCACCAACCTTCTGTGGCTCGGATGCACCCAGATATTGATAGCCAGTTACGGCTCCATTGGTTTCATCAACCTGAACACCATCAAGTAGCAGGGGGACATTTTTTTGGAGCCAATCATCCGCAAACTTCTGCACATCTCCAGGTCCAGGGATTTGGCCGGTAGCTTGTTGTGCTGCTTCGACATAGCCCTTTACAGCTAAGTCACGACGTTTGTCGATGTCTTGGGAGATGTTAGAAACAATCCCGCTCCTGATATCAGTAGGGGCAGTTTCTAAGAATGGATTGGCCTTGATGAGAGTCTGAGACACCATTGACTTGCCCCTAGCATTAGAAGCATTGCGTGCCTCTTTACCTCCATAGACCTTGGCCTTCTGCTCAGGAGTTGCCAGACCCATACGCTTGATATCAGCAAACTCGTTGGAGTTAATCCGACCACTAGCCAGCTCGCCAATAAGGAAGTCCTCAGTGAACGTTTCACCCGCCTCAATACGAGACCGAAGATTATTAGCGTTATCAGGGTTGTAGTTATTTGATCTGCCTAGCTGTTTGGCTAGTTCTACACGGGCCTTACCATTACCTGCAGCCGCTAGGGCCTCCAGCTGGGTCTCATAAGCCTGATGAGCCTGTGTTGTAGCCTCTGGGCTATCTGCATTCATCAACGCCTCTTGAAAGCTATTTGTGGCGTTACTTAGCTCAATTTGTTGGAACTTCTCATTCTGGTTGAAGTCAGTAATTAAGCCTTTATTCTTGTCACGAATAGCCTCATCAATAAGCCCTGCAAAGCGCTTATCGTTGGCGAAGGTAGGGCCACCTTCAAACACCCGGTAGTTGCCGTTCTTGAGCTGCTCTAGCTGGGCAGGAGTTGCATCCTGTACCATTGCTTCGACAGCTGCCTTGGTGATCTTGACTTGATCGCCTTTGTAGATGCCAGAGGTAGCGGCAGCTTCGTAGTAAGCGGCCCAGGCTCCTCCAATATCACCAGTAGCCATCACTTGGGCAGCACGGGTAAACCCAGCCGACTCCCTAGTTGCCTGTTCACCAGCAAGGCGACCAGCCTGCTCTCTAGCAACTAGGTTGTTAATCGCATTCTGTAGCTGGGGCACATATTGCTTAACTGCTGTATAACGATCAGCATTAGCAACACCCATCTCTCTGGTGAGCTGTTGGCCCAATGCCATGGCAACCTGAGGTAACTCGTAAGACTTGGCGTCCATAGGACGAATAGTCTTTGGCTGCCCTGTAGCCTGATCAATGATAGTGATCCGACGATTTGGATCATTGAAGGCTTGAGTAATCCGAGTGCCAATAGTTGCAGATGCTTCGCCTAACGAGATCTGACGCTGAACGCGAGCATCAGATTGACCAATGCCAACAGTTTGGCGAAGGGACTCCTGATCAACTGGATTTAGGCCAGTGCTTGCAATAGCAGTCTCTTCCGAGATCTCTACTAGTGATTGGTTGTTGGATTGCTCTACAACACTAGAACCAACCGGAGAGGAGGCGTCAAAGTCAGACTCAAACGCCCAAGCGCCTGAATCAATAAGATCCTGCTTAGCCTGCTCCCTTGCATCGATCTCACCCTGAACCTGGGCATATTGCATGGCAGAGCCAGCAAAGCTAAGGATGCTTGAAACAGCACCCTTCATGGCGCTCATGTTGGCGTTCTGGACCTGATGCTTGGCCTGCAATTCAGCAGAGTCCAGCTTCATCTCTAGACCTTCATGGGTCTGCTCTTGCTTGAGAATATCCTTCTCATACTGCTGATCCATCTCAAGCTCGATCTCTTCCGCAAGCTGTTGCTGCTTCAGACCAGAGATTTCCACCTGCATTTCGAGGCGGGACTGAGTATTTTCAGCCTGAGTTTTCCGTTCAAGATCCCTCAGCCTAGTGTTGCCATCCTCAATAACTCTTTGACGCCACTCCTTAGCGGCTCTTTCATTACTTTGTGCCCGTTGTGGGCGATAGCCTTGGCCTAGATCTGTTTGTCTATAGCGAGACTCCGCAGAGCCTCCCTGATAAATTCTGCTCATGTTTAAGCGATGCTAAATTTACTTCCATCAATAAAGCTCGGTAGACCTGGCATCTCCGGCATTGAAGGTAGGGATGGGTTCCAGGCAATATTGCCTTGTGCCGCAGCATTGTCACCCTCTGCTTGAAGGAAAGCTCCCTCCATTGCAATTTCTGCCTGTTCAACTTTCTTGTCTGCCATTGCAAGTTCTTGCGCCTTAGCGAAGCCTGCTTGACGTTCGACATCATTGACAAGCAAACCGACACTTTGACCACTGCGTCCTGAAGCCATGATTGTTCCTTTAGCGCCAATAGACTTGGCAAGGATGCTCTGGGCTTCAAAGGCTGCTGCTGCTCTAGCCTCTGAGATTTTGGCCTGCTCACCCATGTAAACACGGTTAGCGGCTTCATTGTTGAGGCGTTGCTGCTCTTCAGCGGTCTCCCTTGATTGTTGATAAAGGACCTTGTCGGCTGAATGTTTATTCATCAGGTTCTCGCGCTCTTGGCGTACCTGACGTTGTTGTTGGTTATATTGGTCTAGAATCTGTTGATTAGATTGCTGGACCTGTAAGTTGTACTGTTGAGCACTTTGATTCTGCCTCTGAAGCAGGGATGCTCTTTGCTGTTCTTGGCCTTGCAGCATACTTTGATACTGCATTTGCTGCTGTCTTTCGGCCTGTTGGGCCTGCATGTTGAGTGATGCCTGGGCCTGTGCTGCCTGCTGTTGAGCAGACATCACCCCCATACCAATGGAGGCAACGGTACTAACAGCAGAGATAGCTAACGAGACCGCAGGGATTGCCGCTGCTGCTACACACATAGTCTTACAATTTCATAGTAATTAGTATCGCCAATAGGCACAGCTCTGAGAGCCTTAAAACCTAAGTGGCGTAGAAGTTTGTGGTGGACGTGGTTCCTGGCGTCTGCGAGGTTCCACAGCAGCCGATAATCATTCTCGATATCTCTGAGCCATGACTTGGCCTGACGCACAAAGGTTATAGGTTCCTTGTGAATTGCTTCGGTGCATAACATCCAGATGCGGCCTACGTTGCCTTCTTCACGATTCACACCAGCACACCCTGCCACCACACCCTCTCGGGTATAGAAGACAGTGGCGTGTTCACTGGTGAGGACACCTACAGGGATATTGACTAGGTCAAAACCTAAGCCTCTTATCTCCTGTAGGTCTTCCTTGCGAATGTTCTTAGCAACAGTTACCCCATCCCGGAAGGTAGCGGGTTGGTACTGTCTCATTGTTAGATTCTTGTGATGCCTCTAGTGCTATAATGTCCCTCCCAGGTATATCCAGTGATACCGGCTGGGAGTGGGTCTTCACTAACGATTGTGACTGAGGCATGGTCACCACGACTGAAGACGTGTAACTCTTTCTTTGATGTCTCAACGATAGGGTTCTTATCAGCTAAGTAGACATCAGCTTCTTTAGCGTCAAAGTAAAGTATACGATCTTCATACCCAAGCTTCTCCAGACTAACAGTGTAGCTTCCAGAAAGATAAAGTTCAATGTTGACCGTTTCAATCATTGGTATATTGACTCTATCAACCTTTTCGTCAGACTTAGCATAGAAACCAGGTAGTTCGACTTCCATTGTGTAAGTCATACCTAAGTTAAAATCGTTGCTTGCTTCAAGCACAGTCAATGGAACACGTACCCAAGCGGTGCCGTCAACACGATCCACAATTGGGAAGGCAGAGAAGAATGTACCTCTGGATTTAGTAAATTGGAGATAGGCTAAATCTTGGCCATAGTAAGCCCCGTCAGGCAGTCTGATCTTTCTAGTAGGTTGGCCATCAACAGTAGGACCATCCTTAATAGCTAGATCCTCACTTGGGGCATAAACATCAAGACGAGGCTCAAAGCTTCTATCATCAGACCAGATGGTAGCAACATCAGGGTCATCCATGAGATTCATGGTAGATATAATGTATGCCCCCGTCAATTCATTACGCATGATTAGATAGGCCACATCATCATAGAATTCTATGAGTTTGATGTCGAAATCAAATTTCCACCTAAACCAACCAGCCAACGCTCTCTCTTTACCCTGATTCCAATACTTAAAGCAATATACATTTCGCTGTCCCGTGCCCATCAGGGCTAGGTTGTTATTGGAGCTAGCAGCCGCCCACATGAGGCCTTTGGGAACATACTCAGGCACAATCCTAGTATCCTCGGCAACTTGTGGAGTAGAGCCAATTGACTCAATAGACATCTCAAATACTTTTGAGAAGTTTGTCGAGTTTGACGCAAAAAATATAGAAGTTCCAACTTCAATGGGGTTCACCTCTGACCTGTAGGCATAATTTGAAACCTCATTTATTTGAACCGTAGATGGGCCAAAAGCCACATCCCTGGTATCCATAAGGAATTGAGCATCTGTTGAAAACAGTATCAAACCACTGGCAGTACTAATACCTGCTTTTAAGTTTGCAGGTCTAGTAGAGGTGGCCGCCATATCTATCGGATCAGCATCACTAACAGCAATAGCAGAGCCCACAAAGAAATTGAAATAATCACCGGCCTGGGAAAGAGTTACAGTATCCTCTGACAAGAACCCAAAACGGTTCATGTGGAAGACCATATTATTTAAGGCCTTACCTACAAAGGTTGGAATAGGGTTAGTATCATCATCGCCAACAGTCCTGTTGGCCCAGGCAATTGGGTCCTCATCATCAGTACCTTCTAGTGATATGATTTTGAAGTTTCCATTAGGCTTCCGCTTTAATGCGTGAGGCATTGTGGAAGCATTTAGACTTGTCTGAATACCTGGTTTGGCAGTTTCAGACCAACTACCAGCTCCCGGGATGCCATCTGTCGTGACAAACTCTACATAGTAATCATCCGCTTCAGTATCAACAGAGTTCATTACTTTAAGAACAACCCCGTCAAAACCAACCGTCGGCAGCTTAGAAATGTCATTGACAACATTCTTGATGCCATACATAGCATTTTCAGTAGAGCCCCCTCTAGCTGATATGTTGAATGATGTACCGTTTGTCTTGACAACCTTGATAACGTTACCAGTGACTTCAGCCTCCCATCCATCAAGTGCATTGATCTGTGTAACTAAAGCACCAGCAATAGACGCCACATCTAAAGGACCTCCAGTAATATCTGAGGGAGTGGTAAAGCTTACCGAAGCGTCAGACTTATAGACATAAGTTTTTTCGATGTCCCTAACACGGATTTTATAGAGCTTACCCTTAAAGGTTTGTTCGTAAATATCCCCCTTTTTAGGACCAACACCACCATTCAAAAGCTGAACACTTGCACTATAGACTGACTTGTAACTATATTCAGGTGTCTTAGGACCTTTGTCGATTGCAACAACTTCGAATTCAATTTCTCTATCGGTTCCAGCAGAAAGAACCTTTCCATTATCATTACAGACGTCAAGGCCATCTGCTGAATAACCGGCTCCCACATCAGCACCTGCTGTGACTTTGGTTTTTCCATCATTACCTATAGCCCAAGGCTTCTTATTATTATCTGCGGCGTTCTGGTAACTAATAACATCAGCTGAGCTAAAAGACCAGAACATTCGGTTTTTAGCAGAACCCTCGCTAGTTTCACCATACTTGCATATCTTGACGGCACGCCCTTCAACTCGAAGCCCAATGTCCTTACCATCCATCGTCATATTGATGGTTGTATAGGCATAGGAGTTAGGTGCAACCTCTTTAGGATTGCCGAATTGAATTGCAGCCCAATCCGCGAATTGTCGCTCTGATGTGTTCTGTAAAGCAACTTGAGTGGGATAAGTTTGGCCTTCCTTATACTCAGTAACCTGTGTAGGCTGGCAATTAACAGTAAGGCGATACCTAAGTCCATTGGATTCAGTGTATTCTTGTACACCTGAAGCCCCACAGCTACCGTCTTGATCATCATCTTCCCAGCTGCCAGGAGAAACACCAATTTCAGTGGCTCGGGTTTCTTCAGTCTGCTGTAAGTCCTCGTCTTCTTTTAGAAGATCAACAGCATAGGTAGTATTATAGCCAATTTGGTTGATGACTATAAGAGCCTCATTTTTCTTTTGAGGAACCCTTCCTCCACTTGACATGGAGACTTGCACGCTAGGGTTTACAATAAACGTATAGTCGTTAATTGTGAGAAACTCTAGTCTTCTGAAGTTACCAGGATTTATATAGTTGCCTACATTGTCACCATACTGGACATTTCTTTCAATACCAGAATCAGCTTCCCAGACACGAAATCGAGTTTTAGGTGATTTAGTCTGATCCTCATAACAACAAGCTAAATAGCGTTCGTTATTGTCTCTAAAGATAGGAAACCATTTAGCATTTTCGGGAATGTTGTTGTCACCAAGAGCGGCGACGTATCTAGTGGGAGGCCTTTTAACGCAGCCAAATGTAGGATCAAGATAGACATTATCAGCCTTCCTGACTTGTCCAGGTAGCTTGATCGGATCAGGCTGCTGACTAACCCCACCTAATAGAGTGGGAATTGATTGAGAAATAGCAGCCATAATCAATAACGATAGACAGTAGAGCGGGGACGATATGAACGATAGGTATTGATTGCACGAGTATCCCCAAAAATACTGTAATCACCCTGTTGAGTTTCATATTCAATAGCGCCAGCACGGGCTAGAGTTTCCTCTTGCTGACCAAATTTAACAGCCTCAGTAGAGCCCACAGCACGGCCTGCGAAGACATTAGCAGCACGAATAATGATGTAGTTTTTGATAGCCTCAGGCAGATCCATAAACTCAAAGATCCAAACGACGTCACATTTCACCACACCATCAGAGGCGTAATTAGATAGGTCGTAGGTATGCTCTGAACGATTGTAAAGTTTGCCATCACGTCTTGATGTACTACAACCGGAGCCTACAGGAAGGTCACACTGTAAGACATTCACAGGAATGGCTACTTCATTATTTGCATCCATATTGAAAGGATAGTCGTACTCAGTGTTGAAGATCCAACCTTCAGACTGCACGGTACGAGAGATCTCATCAAGTGTTATCTCCGCCATCTCAACGATGGGGTTTCCACTGGTCAGATCTACTACAGGGGATTGACCGATATTAGAAAGGATGGTGTTTACAGCATCCAGTTTAGTTGTAGTTAGAGCCATTTAATTTCTAGGGAATGATGAGCCCCGAGAGACCCGAAGGTCTCAGGGGTTGTAAATCAGGCAGCCTGGAGGGAGCCTGCAACAGACACACGCAGGGTGTCAGCACCCATAGCGAGTTTGCCCACGATCAGGTCGCCCTGATACTGGACGTGGTAGTCACCGGAAGTGGTTTCAATGCTGGGACCAATAGCCTCAACAGTGCCAGCAGCTTCACGGTGGAAGACGAGACCGGCCAGGGCGGAGTTGTCCACCACGTAGTCGTTCTCTTCACCGGTCACGGCAGCGTTAGCAGTTGCATCCTTGCCGTACTGGCCAGCCAGAACGTTGGACTTATAGATGCGAATGCCAGCGATGCTGTAGAGACCCTTGCCGCTGTTCATATCACCCTGGGTATTACCGATTTCACGGTTCAGGATGTTGGTATCAACAGAGGAGATAAGGGAGTAGTACTGACGGGGAGACAGCACAGCACAGCGTCCGTCCTGAGGAGCAGAACGCTCATCAAGCACAGCTGCAGCTTCAAAGAAGCCGTCAACCAGAGCCTGAGCGTTGTTGGTGTTACCAGCACCGATGTTCACCTGGAAGCCACCAGGCTCACCAGTAACAACAGAAGATTCGGTAGCGCCTTTGGCGAGAACACGAGCAATACGATCATCGTAGTGCAGGGCCAGAGCTTCACCGATTTGCTTGGAGATCTCAGAGCGAGCAGACCACTGGCTGAGGATTTCATCCAGGTCATAGACGAACTGGCTGGAATACAGCAGTTGATCCATCACGATGGTCTTCTCGTTCGACTTCAGACCAGCGTCGGGTCCGATAGCCGTGCCAGGGGTATGGTACCCAGCGCCGAGCTTGCCAGTCAGCAAGAACTGCTTGCTCTTACCGCCACGGAGGCTGTAGTTACGAACAAGGCCCTTGAAGATCGTGGCGTCATTGAAAGCGTTGAACACTTCGCCGGAGAACAGCTTCAGAGCTGTTGCGTAACGAGTGTCATAGTTTTGTGAGGGAGTACGTGAGCCGTCGGCTACGTTGTTACCCTGGAAAGCTGAATAAGTCATTGTAATTGATTAAAGAGGTTGACAATGGAGCAGCCTCTGTGCACAGAGTTATTTAATTTGTTGGACATTGCTCTATAACTTGAGCGAAAGCTTTCGCCAAAAGGTTGTCCAGCGTACTGGGCCTAGTGGCAAAATAGGTAGGGGAGGGCTTGCACCTCCCTGTCGGCTATACCGACTACCAGATTGATCCGGCGACCAATTGTGTAACAATAGCGATGGTCACACCCAGCATTGCTAGGCGACCATTCCAGCGCTCAGCGCGGTCAGTCCACCCGTAGGTGGCTTCATAATCAGTAGGTGACATAATAATAATTGGAGGTTCGATGGCATAAATATTTGTACGGCCACGCTCTTCGGTAACTACAGTCATCCGACCAACGGGGCTACAAGAGCAACAGGCTTAGAGTCAGCTGTTGCCAAATCAAGGGGGAAGTTATGAGCGTTGCGTTCGTGCATCACCTCGAAACCAAGGCTAGCCCTATTAAGAATATCTGCCCAAGTATTAACTACGTGTCCTTCAGACGATGTGATCGACTGATTAAAGTTAAAGCCATTTAAGTTGAAGGCCATCGTAGATACACCCATAGCAGCACTCCAAATTCCTACCACCGGCCAAGCGGCGAGAAAGAAGTGGAGAGAGCGAGAATTATTAAAGGAAGCATACTGGAAAATAAGACGGCCAAAATAACCGTGAGCAGCCACGATGTTGTAAGTCTCTTCCTCTTGTCCGAATTTGTAGCCATAGTTTTGTGAGATCGCTTCAGTGGTTTCCCGGATAAGGGAGGAGGTCACCAAAGATCCATGCATGGCAGAGAACAGAGCACCACCAAATACACCAGCCACACCAAGCATGTGGAATGGATGCATCAGGATGTTGTGTTCAGCCTGGAAGACCAGCATGTAATTGAACGTGCCAGAGATGCCAAGCGGCATACCATCACTAAACGAACCTTGGCCAAACGGATACACAAGGAAGACAGCCGTGGCGGCAGCAACGGGAGCGGAGTAAGCAACAAAGATCCAAGGCCTCATCCCGAGGCGATACGAAAGCTCCCATTCGCGTCCTGCATAACAGACAACGCCAATGAGAAAATGAAATACAATGAGCTGATAAGGCCCACCGTTATATAACCATTCGTCAAGCGATGCAGCTTCCCAGATGGGATAAAAGTGCAAGCCGATGGCATTTGATGAAGGGACAACAGCACCAGAGATGATGTTGTTACCCCAGAGGAGAGCACCAGAGACGGGCTCACGGATGCCGTCAATGTCTACCGGAGGGGCAGCAATGAAGGCGATTATGAAGGCGGTAGTTGCGGTTAGCAGAGAGGGGATCATCAGCACCCCAAAGTGCCCTACGTATAGACGGTTGTTTGTGGACGTCACCCACTCAAGATACGAGTCCCAGAGATTCTCCTGAGACTGCTTAATTGCGACAGTCATAGGAAAGCAAGATAAATAAAAGGGGTTACAAGGCCACCCCAAGGGGCCGATCAATCAAGCAGGGATTCGCTCAGGAGCCCAAGCAGAGGGGCTCTTGAGATAAGCAACACCACGATAGGTGAGCTTGTAGTACTTAGCAGCAGCTTTTTGAGCTTTCACTGCTGCACGAATTTGAACGTCAGACATGATAATCTCCAAAAGCTCAGGCCCCGTTCCATGCACTGAGTGTTATGCGTCCCGTTAGGGATGAACGAACGCTTGGAGATCAGAGAAGGTCGCCAGAGCGGGACAGCTTCTCCTCCACATCCATCCGGAATGCGGGATCAGTTTGATAGCGAGGGTCGGCAATGGCCCGGCTCAGTTCAGCCTGGCTACGGAAGACCTTGCTCTTGGATGCAGATTTGCGACCAGTAACCAGTGGAGCCTCATAGCCCTCGGCACCTTTCCACTTGGAGGAGAGGGCCTGGACTGCGAACTTGATAGCCACAGGGTTATTAGTAGCGGTCACAGCGTTGAAGTCGTTGACTTCTTCTGCGGGCAGGTTCTGGCTAGCCCACGAGATCATCTCGGTGTAAGCCTCGGTACCACCAACAGACGCCATGATGTCGTTCACCTGATTCTGTTGCAGTGCAGCAGCGGTGGTGTTGGCGTTGTACTTGAGATAGGCCTGGACGAGATCTTTGCTGTCCATAGCAGAGAGCTTTTCGACAGCCTCATCAGAGACATTGCCGGACTCACTGAACTCTTTCCCGAGCTGAGTCATATAATCAACAGCCTCAGTGACTACCTCAGGGGTCTCCTCTTCAGGAACCTCCTCAGTAGCCTCTGGCTGCTCCTCAGTGGGCTCTTCTTCCTCTTCAGGTTCAGACTTACCAAGCTTTGATTGAAGCTCTTCGTAGGCCTTTAGGAGGTCGTCCTGTGATTTAAACTTGCCGCCGATGAGTGATACGTCTTCACCCTCAGCATCAGCTTGTTCAAACCTACGAGCCTTGTCCTCTTCCTGTGCTTTGATCAACAGGTCTCCCTGCTCCATTGCACGAGCTTCTGCAGCCTTCTGTTCGTCGGTGACATCCTCAGAGGGATCAAATGTGATGCGGTTAGCCATATCAGTTATAGGTGGTGTGGACTTTGCCGAAGGTGGGTGTTACCTTGCTAGCCTTACTGTATTTACCAGCAGTGTCCTGGCTCGTACCAGAGACTTTCTGTTTAACGGCATAGGGGTTCTCTTTCTTGGGGAGAGCCTCTTCAATATCAGTAGACTCCCAAGCCTCATTGAGATTGGGAGTTGCAGGATTATCTCCTTTGAATTGGCCGTCAGGCTTGCGGGCTCGGCGGCGCTTCGGGGCTGGGTTGCTGTTGGTCATTAGGTTGTTGCATCATTTGTTGAGTCATCTGTTCCCCGATAGGAGACTTAGCCAGTTGTCCGGCTTGGCTGACTAGCTGCGCTTGCATGGCGTCTTGCTTGGCTTGGTCGGATTCTTGCTTCATCTGATCAGCACCCTTCACCAGACCCAAGGCTTCAATGCCTGAGGCTGCAGCGAGACGCTTGATGAACTCATCAGGGTTCAGGTATTGAGCCATGATTTCAGGCCCCATAATCTGGGCAATAGTCCCAGCAAATTCCATCAGGGATTGACGGTCTTGGCCACGGCCAATGCCATTCAGACCAGCCACCACGGTTGGCATCACCAAACCCTTAGGTAGGGCAGGGAGAACCTTTGAGCGGCTCATCTGAGACATCTTGCGGCTCAGGTAAGGGGTCAGCAGTTCTGTTGTCAGGTTGCTGTAGATACCACCAAGCTGTTCGTTCAGTTCTTGCTGTGTAGCACGCACCTCTTCGGCTGTGGTCCGTTCAGATTGACGGACAGACAGTACGAGGAAAGCGTCAGACAGTCGCTTGGTGAGATCAGCGATCATCGTTTGGACGGTGGAGAAATCAGCAGACTTGCCAACTTGAACCACACCAACGTCATCAGGACGACCTTGGATAATCGCGCCGCTAGAAGCTGTCGCAAGTGATTGGGGTTTAGTAGTACTGGAGGGAGAGACCAAGAACACAACCTTCGCGGCTGCAGCTGATCCCTCGACTAGAGCCTTCATCAAGGTCTCTAGTGAAGTCAGGTCACCAATAAATTCTTCTACTCGTCCCCGTCCATAGCTTTCACCGTCAACGACGTTAAAGCGGAGGGGCATCCAGGGAGTGGACTTCAGGGGTGCAGAGGAATCAGATCCTTTGATCTTCTTACCTTCACACTCTTGATACCACTTGTGTGCTCCGTCTTTGAACTCGACATGAGTAAAGATGACAGCATCATCAGATTGGCCTTTGTTAGAGCTGCTTGCTACACCAAACTTCGGACCGTCTTCTCCAGGGGAGTTAACGTCACGATCAGGATTGGCTTGCTGGAACTCTTCGGGAAGCTGAGATCTATCGACGATCTCTTTGGTAACAATCTCCTGAACATTGCCATCACCATCTCGGGCAATAACAAAGCGATCAAGAGGGAACAACTTAAGGGCTTTCTTTCCTTGGTAAACAAGAACGTTTCCAGAACACACCAAGTGCTTCATAGCAGCGTGCAGTTGCACACGGTCTGAAGTCTCGCTAATGTGCTGCATGATCACCCGTTCCATTTTGGAAAGGGAAAGATCAATCTCAGAACGCATAGCGTCATTCACTTCAGGAAGCTTAGACAGTTCTGCGTCGTTGATTTGCAGCTTAAAGAACGTTGTGTTTACGGGGAATAGGCTCAGCATCATCTTTGCTGCGAGCACATTGACGCCCTTAGCCCCTACTGATTGCCAAGGCGTATGCAGCTTTTCACCACTAGCCAAACCCTCATCTGTCAGAAGGTAAGGTAGAGTAAGCTTGGCAGCATTACGCCCAGCATTTAGGAACTGCTCCCTGTCCGCTGTCAGGGTCATATACCTTGCTTGTGCAGAGGGTTTCATGACTTATTTAGCAGTAGGAATGTTTAGACCGGCAGACTTCTTAGCGCCGGAGTTGAGAGGAATCTTTAGCAGTGATGTGCCTCTACTTTTTTGTTGATTAACAGCACGCTTGCTCTTTTTCTTTTTAACTACAGGAGCTTCCTCAGTACCCTGCACAAGAGTCGGTGGGGGTGCAGGTGTGGGAGCATCTGCCTGCTTCGGTGGTGGAGGAGTCTTAACCGGAGCAGGTGCTGGAGGTGGAGCAACTACTGGAGGTGGGGCTGGTGCCTTGGGAGCCGGCATCGGCTTAGGTGCCGGCAACGGCTCGGGTTCTGGAATGGATGGAGCGCTAGGAGCTGATGCACACATGATTAAAGTTTCGCTTTGATATATTCGACAACCGATCTCTGACCAGCGCGATACATGATCACTGATTGGTCATCCTTCGGTGTTGGTAAGTAATGTGGATACATAGCCTCTAGCTCCTCAATCAATGCATCAAGAGTTGTACTCTTGCTAAATACATCGAATTCTTGGAAGTCAGCCATATTGAGGGAGGTTTACATTAGAAGCCTCGAAGAAGGCGGGCATACGAGCCCTGCGGGTATCAACAAAAGCATCAGCTTTGCCCTGATAGTAGAGCTGATCAGATGCCTTCATCAATGAATCCTTATCGAGATATTTATCAGAACTAGATCCGAGAAGATCCATAGCCCAGTGGACTGTGGCCTTGCGGAGTTTGTTCAATGCGGGTGTTGTTACTTCACCCAAGTCGTGGGCGACCATCGCGTGGATGGCTGTGTGGGTTTGCTCGTCACGGCTGATATCACTGGCAACGGTTCGTATACCCATGTCGCCGTTAAAGCGGAAGAATGGGAGAAGCACGAAGAACACAGAGCGCTCAAGTATCGCCGTTTTGAGGATTGGATGCGACGGATCGCGGAGCCAAGCCTGGCGGATTCTTTCGGCCTCCCGTTCAGCTCGTTCGTCAGTGCCGTGGACATCAACAATGAACTGCAAAGCACGATCATGCTTGTCTTCATCGTTCATGTTGGATATAAGGGCGGGGATGACTCCAGGGTCATCAGGCAGGTCTCTTTCCAGACCCTGTTTAAGCATCTCCTTTACGGGGAGTTCTAAGCAGCGAAGAGCGAGACACCGCTTAAGGGTGTCTTCGCTTCCTTCCTTCACCTGGCCCTTGTCTACAGCAACAGGGGTCCAGGAACGTTTCCTCGATACGATTTTCGAATAGTCAGACATTACTCAGCGCAGGATGAACAGAACATCTCCTCAATTTCGCTATCTAGGTCACTGAATCCGAAGAGATCTTCATATCCCTCACCATCAATAATGGCCGAGACATCATCCTTACGGAGTGTATCGGGCATGACCTGAAGCGCATAATAAAGACTGGTCTGAGGAGAGTCGAACCAATCATTTATGAAGGCTTGATCGTAGGTCACGACGTCACTCCAACTATTAAAACTATATCCGTGGAATAGCCCAGTATCCTCAAAGATACCGCAGATGCCATCTACCACTTTCTTATATGAATCCCAACCTACTTCACTGGCAATCTCTACGTTTCCATAATTAAAACTCTCGACACCAAAGGTGCCGGAGTCACGATCCACTTCACGGCTGATCGGCGGAGCGATCTCGGGGGCTGTAGTAAAACCTTCGAGATCTTTATAACGATATGAACAGGAGGCGGTAGGTGCCACGGTGAATGCACGGACCATGCCATGGGCACGCGCTATGTTTGCGGCAGCAGCTACACCTGCCTTGAATTCTTCAGCGAGGACATAAGCCGGCGACTGCAGATGGTCGGTCTCGAACCGAACGGCTTCCAAGGCTTCGCCGAAGGCGGCGTATGAGACACCGTGAAGCGCCAGGTAGTTAGCCAGACCCAACAATCCGAGACCCACTTGACGATCTTCTTCAGAGGGAAGATACTCTCCCGTGTCGCCCACTCCAGTTCTCGAATGGAGATCACATAGCTGGGATATGCCTTCGACAAATGCTTGAGGGAGATCTCCCACCCGGCAGGCACCAAGATTGACATGTTGAAGCAGGCAGGTCCCACGGGATGGGAGATAGATTTCGAGACAAACGTTGCCATAAATACGGCGTCCTTCGTTGTCGTACTTGACTTTGTTAAGCCAAATATCACCGGCTTGGATACCTTTGAGGATTTTGGTTTGGAGGGCTTCGGTAAGATCATTCCACCATTCAGGGGTTACATCAATGCAGCGCTTGACCCAGGGCAGCTCATGTCGCCCTACGGTTACGAACTCCTCTAGATCTGTATGGTTTGCATCTAGATGAATTACGCAAGCTCCGTTCTTGTACGTGCCACCTCTTCGTAGAGTCTCGTTAAGTACGCTGTAGATTCTGGCGAATGATACAGGGCCGCTAGCCACAAGACCCTTTCCATTTTCTTCGCCTCGGGGACGTAACTTAGAAAGATGAACAGCGACCCCAGCGGCATTCCGAAGTGCGTGAGACACAAATCGCCAAGATGCTTCGATTCCATTCTTTCCTTCCATAGTGTCTTCAACGACGAAGACTGTGCATGAGACGGGGAGCTTTGATTCAGGGTTATCGAGCCAGGATTGAACCCGGCCCGTACGTGCAATAAAATCAGACATCAAACGAGATCAATAAGGGAGGGAGGTTGGTAGTTGGGTCCTTTAATTACCTTTCCGTCTTCACGCTTTATTGGACGGAGGTTCTCGTCTAGCTTCGACAGGTTTGATTTATGGACTCGGGTTAGTGCTTCATCTAGGTCCCAGCCTGCAGCGGCTGCATACTGGTAACAGACATAAGCCAGGTCAGCTAGCTCTTTGAGAGCATGCTCACGGGAACGCTTGTTCTGGATATAGTTAACTGATTCAGCATGAGCCTCCAAGAACTCCTCATACTCTTCGGAGATCAGATGTTGCTGAAGGGCTGCAATTTGTGGACTGAACTGCTCAGTGGGTTGTTCCATCAACACCCTGAAGGTGCGGGCTTCTTTTTGGTGTTCAAACATCGGTACAAGTGGAGATAG